TGACCCGCAAAATCATCAGGTACAAATTCTGTCAAATATTCTACTGGACTTTTATCCATTGGTAATGTATTTTCAAAATGTTGGTCGTATACACCAACTCTAACTTTACTTGAACGATGAATACCTTCAACAGATAAATCACCACTAATTATTTTTAATAATGTTGATTTCCCACACCCATTTTTACCTACTAGAACTATTTTACTATTAGATCTTATTCCAAAATTAATATTATCAAATATTATCTTTTCTTTATCGTAACCAAATGTAACATCATCTATTACAACTATATTACTATCATCAGTTTTATGATTAAAAAATTCTATCTTACTATTACTATCCTTCTCAGGTTCAACTATACCTTCTTTTTTCATCATTTCTTCAATTACTTTTTTTTTCGTACCTTTCTTTTTTAATTTTTTAGCTTTTTTCATAAAAGCATTGTATTTTTTCTGAAGCTCTCTTTTTTTATTTGAGAAATTCTTTTTGAAAGAATAATAATTTCCTTTATAACTATGAAGCATATTATTTTCAATATTCATAATATAATCACATACATTATTTAAGAAGCCTATATTATGAGAAACTAGAATAATAATTTTATTTTTATTGTAATTATTAAGATACTCTGTAAGCCAAATAGTAGCTTCTAAATCCAAATGATTTGTAGGTTCATCCATTAAAAGCACATCTGGTTGAATATAAAGAGACCTGGCTAAAGATATTCTCATTTTCCATCCTCCACTAAATATATTTGAAGGTTGGTTCATAGTTTCGCTAGTAAATCCTAATCCTAGTAGAATTTTTCTTACTTTAACTTCTTGTTTTTCAACTTGAAAAGTATTAATCTCAGATTCTAATTCGGTCATTTCATCCATCATCATATCATCAACACTCTCTGGATCATCTTCTAACATTTTCATAATATAATCTCTTCTTTTTTCCAAACTAGTTAGTAAATCATTAGATTTCATTACAATTTCAAAAGGTGTATCTGTTGTTTCTTCTATCTCTTGTTCCAAATAGAGAATATCCCAATCAGAATTAACTGGTAATTTTCTATGTTTTAGTAATTGTAGAAAAGTGGACTTACCACATCCATTTCTTCCAATCAATCCATAAATACCTCTACTAATTTTTAAAGGTGAATCTTCAAACAATACTTTACTGCCTACAGATACTGAAAATTTCGGAATACTTATACTATTTTTACTAATAGTATCCTTTTTTAAAAGTTTATTATCTATTATAAGATTAACATGTTGCATTAAAATTATAATATATAGATTAGTTTTCATCTTTTTCCTCATAAATGAAATCATCTGGTTTAAAACCAAAACAAGGTTTAATTTTAATTTTTTTACTTTTACTTATAGTAACTAAACCTGGTTTTTGTTCCGGTATTACATTATTAACATTAACCATATCAACATAGTATTTTATGGTCCAATCCTTCCTTTGTTTACTGTAATATTTTACCATATTTGCACATATTTGTATTTCTGTATCTTTTAAATCCTTGATATTTTTTTCTATAATCAAATGTGAAGAAGGATAATCTTTCAGATGAAACCAAGTAAAACCAGTTTCTTTAAAAATATTAACCATATTTGTATTATCTATAGCTGATTTTCCAACATAAAATTTTACATTATCTATTATAAATTTTCTCATATTTATTATAATAATCTATTTTTTTCAAATTTTTTAAAATATAACTATCTTCTGTAACTAGTTTCAGTTCTAATTATTTCAGGAAATAATTTACTAACATAAACAGCTGCTAATTTATTTCTTAGTTTATTATTTTTAAAATATAAATAACTAAAATCTTCGTTATTTGAAGAAATCCAATTATTAAATAATTTCCTACTCTTCACTATTTCCAAAAAATGTTTAATACTTGTATTTTTTAAATATTTGTAGAAATCATTGGAGGTTTTAAAATTTTTTTTTCTACCTATTGCAAAAATTTTTTTGTAATAAATAGGTAAATATTTATATTGAGTATGATATATAATCTTATTATTTTTAATGTTATTAAATTTACAATAACCGTTAAATAATTCATTTCCAATATTTTTAAATAAACTATCTATACAACCTATAGTATCAAAAACTTCATCATTATTATATGGATTTATTATTTTATTAAATCTGTAATGATTATTATTATTTTTCATAAAAATATTTAACTTATCTTTTTGATATAAATCAATAAATCCATTAAAAATATGTTTTTCTGGACCTATTGCTTTATAAAATTGATACTTGAAACTTTGCAGTTTTAAAGTTGTATTATTTGTATCATTTATAAACAATATAATACCTTTAGTATTTGGTTCAGATGAAAATTCAAAATTATTATCTTCTAAATTAATTTCAGAAATATTATTATATTTTTTTGGGTATACTATATGTTTATTATTAAATTTAAAATTAAAATATTTAGTATTTTTATAAATATAATATAAAAACATAATTTTTTTATATTTTTTTCCATATTTATTAAAATAAGGCACGACCTTGTTATTAGAGCTATCTAAATACATAAAGTTATAAATAAAATTTTTATCTAATGTTTTAACTTCATTTCCTACTTCTGAAAAAAAAAATTTATATATACGAGAACTTTCTTCTAAAACTTTAAAATTTTGAACTAAATGCCATTTATCATTATTAAATATAACCATTATTTTAATACCTTCAATATACTCAAAAATTGCTGAATTATTATTTATAAAATTAAGATTTTGAATCATATAGTTATATCCCTTAAAATTATAAATATCTATTTCAAACATATAATTTTTAATTTCTAACTTTATTTTATCTACTATAAAAAAATTATTATCTTTTTTATAAAGTTTTAAATTATCTGTTAAATCACATTCAATAAAATTGTATTTTTTTCCAATATTAGTAATATCTGTATAATTATTAGCTTGGCTTAGTTCTAATACCATTGTTTTATAAATCATTAATTCCTTAAATAAATCCACAATTTTTAAATATAAATAAAACGCAGTTAAAATAATTAATAATAAAAATATTATTAATAATAATGGATATAGAACATAAAAGAAAAATTATTAAAGAAATTTCTGTAATTACTAATAAATTAAATAATTTAGAAAATTTATTACTAAATTTACCAGATGAAGATAAAAATAAAATAGTTGAAAATAAACAAATAAATCGAGCTGGTACTTCTTCAGATATTTACAAACCTAATATATCTAATTTAAAATGGATTAAATCACTAAGAACTCGTTATTTTTAAAATAATGCATGACCAATGATAGTTATTTTATTATCATTAGTTGCTAAATATAACTTAGTTCCTTTTTTCAAACAAACTGGTTCAGATAGTTTAATATTATAAGATTTTTTCTTAAAATCTTCTATAATTCCAACTAAACATTTTGGTCCAACTTGAATTTTAATTTTATCCTTAACTTTAATTTTCGAATGTTTGTTAATAAAATTAACTTTTAAATTTAATCTATATACTACATCAATAGTATCATCATCTTCCAAACAAATAATATTTCCTACCATTCTATCTGATTTAGTAATATTTGAATTAATATCAGTCATAATTGCCATTAATCCTCCCGGATTAATGTTATCAAGAGATGTTTTCTCGGACATGATAGATTTTATTTTTGTTTTAATTGGGATATGTGAAACTACCCCGGTCTTTTGATTTTTAATAATATGCCCTGGTTTAATAACTATTGTATCTCCAACATTTAATCTTCCACTTACTAAACTACCTCCTAAAACACCTCCTTTAATTTTTAAAATGTCCATTCCAGGTCTATTAATATCAAATGATCTACTAACACTAAAAAAGGGTTTCTCTTCAGATTTTCTAGAATACTCCTCAGGAGGAAAGTGCTCAATTATAGATTTTATTAAAAAATCTACATTTAGATTTTTATTAAAACTTGTTGGAATTATTGCAAGTGGAACAGGAAGACCAATGTTTTCAAATAACATTAAAGTCTGGTGATGTTTTTCAATAACATCTTCTTTTGAAACTAAATCACATTTATTCAGACAAACAATTATTTTTTCTAATCCAGCCAATTTAGCTGCTTTTAAATGTTCAATTAATTGAGAATTAGTGGTGACATTTTCTGCCATACTAATAACTGCTAAAGCACCTGCCATTAGATTAACTTGACCCAACATAATCTGAGTTAACTGTTGGTGACCAGGACAGTCAACAAATGATAAATGATGTACTAACTCCATGTCATCAAAGTTTGTTTTTCCAGATGAAGAAACATATTTACCAGAACTATCTTGATAAACTTTCATATTACAATATCCTGCTTTAATTGTAATATTTCTGACAAGTTCACTGCGATGTCTTTGTGTTTTTTCTCCAGTTAAACTTAATAAAGCGGTAGATTTACCGCTAGAAACACTTCCAAGAGTGCCTAAATTTAATATAGGTTGTATGAAATTCATAATATGTACATTAGATCAATTAAAATCAATTTTTTATAATAAACCAAATTTTTAAAATATTCTAAAAATTATTTAATTTTTTTATAAAATATTATAGGATGTCTAAAATAAAATTTTACAAAAATATAAATTTAGAAGAATTTTTGGATGAAACTATATCTGAAAATTTAATCATTGAAGATGATTCTGATAATATAATAATTACAGAAGCTAATAATATAGAATTAGAAATAATAGAAACAGATGATATAGAAAGTGATATTAGTTTTGAAATTAATAAAGTAAAAGGTAAAAAAAAATTAATACTAACAGTTAATATATATGAAGCAGATGAGATAATAAAATTAGATTTTGAAATTAAAAAAAGTACATTAAAAAAACTTTTAAAAGATCTGGAAGATTAATTATTAGTTTTTATTTAAAAATTTATATCTTTCATATAATAAGTATGAATTTAAATGATAAGCATGTTTTAAATGTTATAAAATTTCAAAGGAAATATCGTTTTTTAAAAAATGAATTAGCTACAATTGACCAAAGATTAGTTTTTTTAAAAGATTATTTATTAAATCAAATTAATAATATATCTTTTTTAAGAACATTTGGTATTGTAGATCAAAATAATATATCCATTGAAATTATAAATGAATTAGAACCTTGTATTGAATTATTTAAAAATTTTCCTGATGAACTTAGTTTAAAAAAATTAAAAGAGACTGAATTTACTATATGTAGTATGAATTTAAATTTAATTAAAATTTCTAATCATTTAAAAAAATTTTCTAATTTAATAGCACCTAATAGTATGAATTATATTCTTAAATTATATTATAATGAAAATTGGTTAAATCTTTTAGATAGTGACGAAGTTGATAACTTACTATTTTTAAGCCGATTTTTTAATATTATTACAGTTTGGGAATCTGAAGTGCATACAGATGAAATTAATATAGAGAAAAAATCAGATAATTCTAAACTGATAAGTAAGGATATTTTGGAAAATTTATTAGGAGGAGGAAATAATGTTATTATGTCAGGACAAAGTAATATTCCTTCTTTTTTAAAAAATATATCAGCTTTAGTAGAAAAAAAAATATCACAACCAAAAAAAAGTAGGAAAAACCATTTTAAAAGAATAGATTGTATTTCAGCATTAGATAAATCAAAAATTGCTATTAAAAAAAATCCTTATGCAGAAAGTTTATTAGAAGATAAACAAGGTGCGTGTATTTTCTTAAGATTTAATAAAAATTTTATGGTTCTTCAAGGATTTTTTAAAGATGACCTTATGGATATATCTAAAACTATTCCAATGATTAAAAAAAAATACAAGGAACTTAGAAAGACTATTAATTATGAAGTATTAGTAATACCCAAGGATTTTAAAAATAATTTTATGAAAACTTTAAATATTAGAGATATTATGGTTTCTTCTCCGGATGAAATTTCTAATGACCTCAGAAAAAAATATTTGGAATTTAAAAATATAGGAGAAAAATCATTACTATCTCTGATAAACGAATTTCTACTTGCTAGTAAATATCGTAAAATTGATATGTTATCATTGTTATTAATGAGTGACATAGAGAATCAAAAATTAGGTTATATCTTATATGATGTTTTAAAAACCAAGGATAAAAAAGGAGTAGCTGGTGAAATTTATAATTCTTTACATCATAGTTTACGAGTCTTATTAGATAAAGCAGAAGAAAAAGTAGTAGAAGAAGAGAAAAAATTAGAAAAGTTAGATGCTAGTGATATACCTTATGAAAGAAGAATTAATATGATG